TAAATGAGTAATAAACCTTTAAATATTTCTGAAGAGGCGGCTGTCCAAATGCCAATGAAGACGGTTGCCTCTTTGATCATCATCGTGGCACTCGGCACCATGGGCTATTTCCAAATTATAGAACGTCTTAATGTTGCGGACACTCGTATACAGATAATGGAGAAAGATCTTGAGGAGAATACAGAGTTTAGAATTAAATGGCCACGTGGACAACTAGGTTCATTGCCCGCAGATTCTGAGCAGTACATGATGATCGAGGATCTTTATAAGACCACGGACAAGTTAAATACACACATCGAATCAATGGCTTTAAACAAAGTAAACATCGAGTTTTTACGAAAACAAATGGACAAGGTTTTGACTGATATTGAAAAATTAAAAGATGCCAATCGTGAGATTGGTTACAAGAATGGGAGTTACTCACAATGATAGAGTCTGTAGTAGCTCTTCTTATGTTTGTAAACGCAGAAATCAAGGAGGCGCGTTTGCAGGTTGATGGTATGGCACAGTGTTTACGTGGCAAGCGTCAGGCTGAGAGACAATACTCAGAATCTGTAATGTACAAATGCTGGAAGGGTGAGGCTGAATTAGAGTCGAATATTGACGGTAGTAAAAGTATTAAGAAGTTGATAATAGAATAACATGGTAAAAGGATTTAAAGTTGAAGCCGAAGTTGTAAACGGTAAATGTCCAACGTGTGATCAGTTCACAATGTTAGTTGGAATTGATAAACATTTTTTTAGGTGTATGAGTTGTGGTAGTGATTTAGAACAACATGTAAATGGTAAAATAACTTATCTACCAGTTATTACTGCACCAAAAGATGCCAAACCATTTGTAAAAGAATGGGTTGAAGACGATGGCTAAAAAGTTCAAAGATTTTATTGCACACGAACCTGTACATCACAAAACTTCGATTGGGCGCAAACCTAGTTTGTGCAAAATGAACAAAAGAAAACGAAAAAATTTTAAGGCTTACAAAGGCCAAGGAAAATAATGAAATTTATATTGACGGTATTTGTCTGCTCGGTTGCGAGTGGAGATTGCTACACCAACCCACAATATCCAAAAGTATTAAACAATCACTATGATTGTATACGTCAAGGACTATCTGATTCTTACGAAATTTTATATGCAGAAAACAACTTTACAGAAGAGCAAATAAACAATCTACAGTTGTATCCTAAATTTCACTGCGAACCCGTAAAAGACGAAGGTAAAATTACTACTTAATGTCTGTGCATTCCAAGAAAGGAACGCACAAACAAAAGGTGTGAGAAGAGATCTTCTTTTTATTATAAAAAGACTTGACTTGCAAGTCTTGTTTTATTAGTATAGATTCCCATATATTATGATTAATAACATAGTAAGAAAGGACAAATAAAATGGCAGACCCAAATAAATTTAAGTCTGTATCTGTGCCTATTGAAACTTATAAGAAGCTACGCTTTTTAGCTTCAGGTAAATTTGTAGATGCAGAATTAACAGTTAGTAAAACAATCGAAGCTCTTGCTACAAGAGCTGCAAAGAAGTTAGGATATAAAAATGGCAAATCGAATACATAAAGCCATCTGTAATCATTGTAATGGTAATGGATATTTAAAAGTAAATACATCCTCTTACAGCGAAGTACATCAGTGTCCAACATGTAAGTCAGAGGGTGAGATAGAGATTAAAGAACCCTCACTTGAACAGCTAGAAGAAATGGCCAGTAAAGCGAGGCTGCAGTGAAGAACCCTGTAGCCAAGGCCGTTCGAACACCAAAATTTAAAAGTAAGAAAATAGAATCTAAAAAGAAATATAATCGTAAAAAGAAAAAAGAAATCGTTGGTTATTATTATGACTACGATGGTAAAGAAACAATTTTATATAAGGATGATTGATGATCCCAGAGACAGACAGAGCATATATCGCAGGCCTATTCGACGGAGAGGGTTCGATACATTTCAAGCGTGGACCGGAAAAGAAGAAGCGACACCGAGGAAAACCAGGCTACAGAATCTCCAACAGTTTAAGATTAAGTATGGAAATAACAATGACAGATAGATCTGTACTATTATGGCTGCATGAAGTTTTAGGTGTAGGCACACTAACAAAGAAACCACGTAAAGGTAAACGTGTGGATGGCACACCCTATCTTATGCAATGGAGATGGCGTTGCACATTTAGAGATGCCTTTCATGTATGTTGTTTAATATGGCCTTGGGCACATACCAAGTTACCAAAGATACAACAAATCATACAACATTACTCTGAAGAAAAAATAATGGAAGGTAAGATTGTAAACCTACAAGACTATAAAAGGATGATGAGTTTAGAATGAAAACAACAAGTAATACAATAAGAGAAAGTAAATCAAAAAATTTAAGATCCATGTTAGATAAAGAGGGTAATGTCTTACCTGTCTTTAAAGAAATCATGGATAAATTTACTGAAGACGACAGAGCTTATTATGCTGGCATGATTGATGGTGATGGAACTATAATTTTGACACAACCTAAAAACAGACCAAATAAAAAGTTAAGAGTTTCTTTAGAACTAAAAGAAATAAATGCTGAACCTGTCATAGAGTTAGCTAGACTTTTTGATATTAGCGTAAGTAGAAAGGTTTACAATGCAGCTAAAAACACAGAGCCTTCATTAAAATGTGAGTTTGGTAGAGTAAAATCTATATTATTTTTATTTATGATTTACCCTTATTTACTTGAAAAAAAATTAACGGCTAAAAATGTACTACAATATTGTGGATGTCCTGATGAACATTTAATGAATGATAAAAAATTTTCTTACGCTTATTTAGCTGGATATACTGATGCCGAAGGAAGTATAAAATTTAAATTAAGACATCAAAAAGGTTGGAAGGGTAAAGGAATTACAAGCTCTTACAATTGTTTGTATATACTAACCTCTAATGACTTTGGACATCTGTCTTATATTAAACAAAAATTAGAAAATAAAGGATATAAATTTAATAAAGATTATGTACAAAAATACGAAAACTCATCTTATAAAAGAGAAAAATGGAACCCCACAAGAAACATAATGATTGGTGGGTGGGAACAATTGAGTAAACTTTACGAGTCTTTATTAAAATATTCTAAAATAAATAATAAAAGAAACTTAATGAAAAAAACTAGAGAATATCATTACCTTATTAATACAAGATTACCTGAGAGGGCTAATGAAGCTAAATAACTGTTTTATATACCCAAAAACAGTGCGTGAATCCGTGGAAGGTGTACGACACTACGATGTTGGTAAAGAAAAATTACCGAGTGTGACTACGATATTGAAAGCTACTGAGTCCGAAGAGAAAAAACAATCATTAGCGAACTGGGCAGCGCGGATCGGGGAGGATGCTGCTGAGAAAATTGTATCGGAGTCTGCGGCGCGCGGAACGGCGATGCACAAAATACTTGAAAAATATATTTTAGAAGAAGGATACTTGGACCTGACGAATGTTGGTAGAGATGCACACAACATGGCCATCAGAGTTATTGAACAAGGTCTTTGTAATGTACCTGAATATTACGGCACAGAGTGTACTTTGTACTACCCAGGTCTGTACGCAGGCCAAACAGATTTAGTAGGTATTCACAAAGGTGCAGACGCGATCATAGACTTCAAACAAACCAACAAACCAAAGAAAAGAGAATGGATAGAAGATTATTGTTTGCAATTAGCAGCATATGCAATGGCACACAATTTTGTTTACAAAACATCTATTACCAAAGGTGTGATTATGATGTGTAGTAAAGATAACTTTTACCAGGAGTTTGTAATTGAAGGGTTGGAATTCCAAAAATATAAACATAACTTTTTAAGGAGGGTTGATGAGTATTATAAAACAAGATCAAAGAAGGCTGGATAACATAGCCAACATGTACAATAAAACAAGTGGCGACATGAAAGAGATGTGGAAGAAAAAGTGGTACGAATTAGTAAAAGTAATAGGGAGGAAATTAGATGAGAGTAAGAGACTTTCAACAGATTCTAGGAAAATTCACTAACGATCAGAAAGGTACAATAATATCTGATTGTCCAATCTATATTGAAACTATGGATGGTAGGTTAGAAGAGATTAGAAAAATAGAATTACAGGAGAGTAGGTTAATAAACTCACCAGAGCCTGCAAGAATAGTATTGAAAGCAGAGTCTTTGAAAAGATTTATGTCACCTACTTTTAAACAGAGTTGATGAATACTTCTATGAAGTATGCGCTGGCCAAGCAAGGTGCCAATCGGGAGACTGAGCGGCACCTATAAAATTATGAAAAAACTAACAATACAAAGTAAAGATATCACACCTAAACAATGGTCTAACCTTGTTTTAGAGCTTAATCTGGTACGTAAAGCATGGAAACCCTATGCAAAAGTAGAGATTTTGGGGTCTGGTATTAAAAAAATAGTGAAAAATGGTACAAAACCATACAAAATTTAGAATGGTTCTAATGTATACTTTAGAATGGTTCCAATGTAGAGTTGTGCCAAATGTAAGTGGAATTTCTGAGCAAATTTTTTTTTCAGTGATAAAAAAAAACTGGTGGCACAGGTGGCACACCCTGTTTTTGGCTTATTATCGTTGGTATAAGCGAATAATAGTGTGCCAAGGCCCTTGGCACACCGTGGCACAGTCAGTATGGTTGACCTATATGTCAAATAAGCTAGGTTTTACAACAACTATTTCAGAATGTACTCGGCGCGCGCGACCTTTTTTGTTTTTTAGAAAACTTTTTTGCCCAAAAATTCCACTATACAGTATAAGATTGATATGAGACGTCCTAAAAAATCAAAGTATAAGTCAGTAGTAATTAACAAGAAAAGATATTACTATTACAAAATTACCTGGATCGATCCGACAGGTGATTCGGGCCATGCGAATGCACATGACTCACTTGGTTTGATTCCATCTACAATGATAACTCATGCGTATCTATTTGATAAAAATAAAAAATATATTTGGACTTTTGCATCTTATGA